AGGTCAAGCTCATCATGATGTTGGGTGGTTCGGCCATGATGTTCCACCTGACCAACTCGATGTTCAAGTCGGTGATGCCCAACATGAATGATGTGATGAAGCAGAACCCAGACCTAGTCAAGAATATGATGAACGCTGTTCAGAATACAACACGAAACCCTGGGGGTCCAGCGACAGAGGCCCCAGTTGGTGGGACTGGGCAGTATGAAATGCAGGGCCCAGGTCTAGACATTTCCAGTTTAATGGGTGGTATTATGATGCCCCCACCACCCCCGATGAACACGACACCCCCCACAATCCAAGAAGAAGAAGACGTCTCCGACATCATGTCCGTATCAGGTGACTCTACAGGTGGTGAGGTTAAGGAGGTCAATGTGGGGTCCACAAAGGCTAAGAGGACCAGACGAAAAAAGAAGACTGAAATTAATCTCTAAATACTATATAAATGATAGCGTACTGTCCGCTTGAGGAGGTAGATCCTCCCGTCCGACAACAGAAAGTTGTCGAAGAACCGGTGGAACCTAAGGAGCCAACGGTTGGTCGCGAAGAAACTGAAATGAATTACGTCATCATGGGTTTCATTGTCGGCGTGATTATTCTCGCCGTCTCTGATTCCATCAGGGCGTAAATGTATTGAATCTACCTTGGGGTGTCCCCCCAAGTTAGTTTCCAAATAAGATACCTGCCATCCCATCTTTGATTCTCAAAATGTTGTAGTTAACGGCATATACGAATATAGATTCATCCGTTCTATTTATACCTCTCACTGCGTTTCGGATAATAAGTTTAGCGTTGTCGATACGACTGAAGTTGCACGTCCCAGTTGGACTGTATTCGGATGCATTTAAACAAAAGTGTGTTGTGTAAAATCTCGTATACAGCATAGCTTTGTTTACGGGGTCATATACAATTTGACCAAATTTGGATTTGAAATAATTCTCAATTGTGTGAAAGTACATGGGATTCATGGATTCCAATAGGGGTGTACCATTGAGGTGAATGTCACATGTGTCAAATGAGAAACGGTCATTTATATAGTCACTACCCGTTGTACTGAACCCGAAGAACAAAGACTTCACTGGATGATTAAACTGTGAAATATCTAAACTGTTGTAGTTGGATTCGCTAAAATCTATGGGAAACTCCACCCGTTGTACCTGTGTAACCACCATATCTAACTGACGCTTAATTATTGCCTCCCTTTCATCTGTATCCAGGTAAATATAGTTTCCATACAGAGTGATTTTTTTCTGCGCGGGGGTGGGGCCAGCCACATTATAGTGTGCGTCATCGAAATTGATTCGTAGTTCAACTGTGTGATTCTGTAAGGCTACGAGGGGAAGCACAGTCCCACCGTCACAGAAGAAAAAGTGGAGGGGAACGAAGGCGATGTTTCCTATGTTCGCCTTTGTATTTATTTCCTGTGATTTCGTGTACGTTCCTGCCAAATAATTCGGCCATATATCACTACCGTAGTCATAATGATGGGAATCCACCTTTTGACCACCTATATAGAGATCGATTGTCGAATTGTAAAAGAGATTCGAAGATATGTTACTTTCACCGGTACCTTGGAACCATAGACCATTTATGATATCACCGTATACTGGAATCGTTATCGAGTTGTCGGTGTTTGTTATATCCTTAATCAACTTGGGGGCTTGTGAAAAGTTTGTATGCCTCGCAAATTTTGTTCGAAAAAATGAATGACCATCATCACTGGTGAGATAAACATCTTGCACACCCTTAGAAACAAGTTGTATTAATGCACCAGACATTTATTTATTAATTAGATTATAAAAATAGACACTTTCCCTGAGGGAAGTCATCCTTCTTCTTTTCTTCTCCACCCTTTCCATGAATTTTGAACCCACCTTGGCGATACACCTTCATTCTCTTATAGTACATTGCTGTAAAGACTGACCATGGGTCGTGGATGTCGTAAATGTGGGGGTTATTCTTTTTACCCTTGGTCTCCCTCATGATGCGTCCAATACTTTGAACAATGTCAGACTTTGGGGAGGCCAAGATGACCGTGTCTAGGGTTGGTATATCTAAGCCTTCATGGGCTTGACTGAATGTCGCGAAGATGATCTTCTTCTTGGAGGATTCTTGGAGATCCTTCTCCTTCATACCACCCATGTAGAGCCCAGAGCTCTTTGGAAAACATTGGTGAAGAAATTCACAATGAAATCTTCTATCGCTTAAAACGAGGAGTTGCCTCGTTCCCGCTGAAGCCTTTTTTACGAGTTCTGCCAACATTTTGTTCCTATTTCTGTCTTCGACCAACTCTGTGATCATATTGGGCATAGAGATCTTTCCATTCCTCATAGAGGGTGGGGGGTTGCGGTAATTGAAGCATTCGTAGGTGACTGTAAATACCTCCACCTGTTCCTGATTTTTCCTCTCGACGGCGAAGAATGTGGGTCCCATGAACCAGTGGAGGACTTTGGTGAGTCCATCCTTCCTCTCTGGGGTTGCAGAGAGACCGAAAATATGCTTTGGACACAACTTGAAGAGAGACTGACTGAATACTTTGGCGCATATATGGTGGGCTTCATCTACAATGAGGGTCCCAACACTTTCAAAGTCCGAAAAGCTGTACTCCTTTAGGGAAAGAGATTGTAACATGGCGATGACAAAGTCACAGTCAACCTGTTTCTTATCCTGTTGGACGACACCAACTGTAGCCCCGGGACAAAACTGTTGGATTCTCTCCCTCCACTGATCAGCTAAGAACTGTTTATGAACGACAATCATGGTCCTGTAGCCCAACTTACACGCTATTGCCAGGGATACGGTGGTCTTCCCAAAACCACACGGGAGTGAGAGAACGCCATGACCCGCCTTAAGAGCTGCAGCAAGTGCTTCGTTTTGGTGTGTTGCGTCTCGAAGGGTACCGGCAAACTTCGTTCTAATCCGGGTGGGTTGGGGTCTTCGGTCCTCCTTGGGTTCACCAAGTTTCTCGACACCATAGAAGCGCGGGACACAGATACCATTTTTAGTCGTTTTAAAAACTTTAAAAGGTGGTGGCGGAAATCCATAATCTCCATTGACTATAGGTCTTACGGTAAGTTCTTTTTTAATTTCTTGGAGGGGTCCCCCACCCGTGAGGTACCCAGTTCTAGTGAGAACTGTCATATCCTTAAATATCATAGTGAAACTTTAAATATATTCAGAAGATTTAAGAATCCAGGTAAGTCCTGAATGATTTCCAACATTCCAGTATCCCTTAAATTCAGTTTCAATTTCCACTTCATCTCCCCTGACTAACGACTGTATAGGTTTACCTTTGACTTCACACATCACCCGTCTATATCTAAATGGAACTTTCACTTTGAGGATATTTCCTTCTAGGGGGTTGTCTGGTGTACCAGTCGTTGTGAGAAGGTGTTGTTTATAAAGATGAACAGTGTATATTTTTTTTGAAATGTTTTCTGGAATTAAAAAACGGATATACATCTTCCCATTGTATTCATACATTGGTTCGTAAACGGATGCTGAAATTTTCATTGATGTCTATTACGATATACTAAAATTATAACTATAAGTATCATAAGTAAAAGGATTACAAGTTGACTAACTGTAAATGGTTTTATAGGTTTTCGTGTTCCGAAACATTGGTGACTAAGTGACCTAGAAACTTCCACCGCAGATTCTATACTCGAATATGGTGTATGTCTGGGAGACATCATACCACACATGGCAACTTTAGAGCATTTCCCAAAAAAGGGGAGCTGTCCATATAGACTGAGAACTCCCGAGGATTGTGAAAAGGTCCATCCATCATTTTCATTCCAATCTGCACCCCACCCAATTCTTATATCTTCTGGTGGTGGTAAACCAAGTTGTTCAATAACTTCAAGTTTTAACATTTCGGGAGTATTAGATAGAATTTCTCTGGTTATTTTGCATATAACACATGATATAGTTTTCCCGTCCGATAACACTCTAGGTTGTAAATTCCAAGATGTTGTCGCAGCGATCTCGAGATCGGATTTTATTTTTACAGGTTCGTTATAATCAAGTAAAACATTTATGGCTCCGTATGTACTTTCACGAACCTTTTTATCAGCTTCGGGTCCCCAATTATCTCCCAAAAGTTTTAAAGCTGGGCTATTGTCTATACACAAAAATAAATATCCATCATCAATAGTCGTATTGTTGGATAATGAAGCCTTATATGTATCATCCATATATTCAACATTTTCAACTTCAACATCGTAAACAAAATTTACACCAGCTTCAATAAGAGCATTTTCCATTTCATCACACATAAAACGTCCAGAACCCTTTTGTGTATAGGGTTTTGAGAGAGCCACGTGATTGAGATTATTTACAAACTCATAGGCTGACATAACATCCCATGTAACACCGTCCATTATAAGAGGAAGATGTTCGAGAAGGGTTTTAGCACCCTCACTCACCGCCCCTATTGCATCTTTTAAACTAATACTCCTGTATTTATCTGGTTGTGTAAAAACTTTGAATATGAGGGTCAACAGTATACCATAATCTTTTACACCAAGAGAATTTTTTAGAAATGTGGTATGTCCCCCATCATCTTTAGATGGTTCGAAAACATCATTCCAATTTATATTCATTTCTTCAAATAAAGAACGTGTATTTACAAAGGCTTTATCAAATACAACTCTATGTGCGTGAATATCTCTCAGACCAGTTTCAGGTTCCCACCATGAACCACCAGCTGACGTCTTTTTGTCGTAAATTGTTATGTCATGGTCTTCACCTGAGTGAATAATCTCCCAAGCGAGGGACATACCCGTTGGGCCGGCACCAATTATATGAATCTTCATTCTACTTTTAGTAGATATTAAAAAATATCTTCATATGATAGGTATGTTGACTGTAATAAAACCCTTACCCAAACCAACTCAACAGAAGGTAAAAACTTGGAAGTTTGCCGCCAAATTCCTGTGGAAAGAGCGTTTTATCGAAGATAAATCGGAGCTCGGGAGATGGACAAAAGATCAACTTCTCGATCTTGGTCCAACATTTGTAAAATTAGGACAAATTGCGTCCACGAGGGGGGACCTCTACCCCCCAGAGTTTACCCGTGAACTTGAATCTCTCCAAGATGACGTTCCCGCCTTTGATTATAATTTAGTTAGGGATCAGATTGATCTAGACATTTTCAAGGACTTTGATGATATCCCCTTTAAGTCTGCTAGTATTGGTCAGGTCCACAAGGCTACCCTCCAAAATGGGAAACCTGTAGTTGTAAAATTGAAAAGACCGGGTATTTATGATACGATGCAATCCGACACAGAAACTTTGAAACAAATTCTAAAAATAGTTCAATCTCTGGGGATTGATACTGGGAATAGTTCAGACTTTGTTCTCAATGATTCGATTGAATATCTTTTGGGTGAAGCAGATTATATTCAAGAAGTTGATAATGCGATCAAATTTAAGAGGTCTCTGAAAGATGTTGAATGGATTAAGATTCCACGGGTGTATAAAAAATACTGTACGAATGAAATGATTGTAATGGAATATGTACCAACAGATAAGATTACCGAAATCAAGGATAAGAAAATCAATAAGATAAAGGTGTGTGAAGCCCTGGTGAATTCATACGTCATACAGACCATGGAGGCGGGTTTGTTCCATGCTGACCCACACCCCGGAAACTTGGGTATTTCGAGGAATGGTAAGCTAGTCTTTTACGATTTCGGATTAGTCATCCCACTATCGGATGAACTCAGAGAGGGTTTCAAAGACCTTTTCTTTTGTATTGTAAATAGGGACACCTCTGGGATAGTGAAAATTTTAATACGCCTGGGGGTCATCGTTCCAACGTCTACGGATATATCTGACATCGAACTCTTTTTTGAGAGCATCCTTGGGTACCTGGAGACCCTGGATGGGGGTGCTATCGTAAACGATGAACTCGCCGCTGAACTGGCTATGGAGAAACCCTTCGTCGTACCAACAAGTTTTGTCTACCTAGCAAAGTCCTTCTCTCTCATAGAGGGTATATGCATTCAGTTGGATCCAGAGTTTAATTACTTCACCTACCTGGAACCCATGATTCAACAGCAGTTCCTGGAATCATTCGACTTGGGGGAAATGTTTATGAAGACGACGGAGATTCCCTCGAAGATTGGGAAGATAAGCACAGCTGTTCTGGGTTTGGAGAAATCCAGAGCATCTATGAGACGGTCGATGGTTAAAACGAGGCAGGAAATACGGGTAGTACAATACAGTATAATTTGTGTTGTATTGGCGGAGAGGTTTCACGATACACCCTTGGCTGGTGTGTTTATATTGGGTGCGATATGGTTTACTTTTCGTAAAGATCGATAGACTTCTTTACACTCTTCTTGGGCTTGGACTTTTCATCCTTCTTGACAAGTTTCTCATGTTCCTTATAGTATTCCTTTAGCCTCCTCTGCTCATCGCGGACAATATCACTCAATTTACCTTTGATCTTGTCCACGTCCATATCCCGATCCTTCTTGATTTTTTTGCTGAGCCTCTTGAAGCCCTTTTTACTGGCGAAAATAGTTGGCGAAGTTGCGATGGCAAGCATTTATTATGTAGGGACATTTATTTTTAACCTCTTTAGTTTTTCCTCAAACTCCCTCCTCTCCCCAGGGCTCTCTATGGTCTTCCCCGTTTGAAGGGCTTCAATCTCGGGCCCCGTGAGATGCATCGCATTGACCCTGAAGTCTAGGAAGGCCTCCATCGTGACAGGGACTAGGGGCTTTACTAGGTCATAGATGGCGGTGGCATAGTCGCGGATCTCCTTTTGGGCGTGACCGTCCATCCTCAAGTGGAGAAAGTGCATGAGATTGTGGAGGTTCATCTTCCAATAAAACTCGGTGTAGGTAGACTGTGGGAGCACCCCACGACTCTGTTCACGGCAGGCTCCACCCTCTAGGAGTTCCTCGTAGACATCAAAGGCGTGGGTTAGGTGTTGGGATACCTTCCCGGTGAGATCCTCTCCAACATCGACAACACCCTCTGACCCCTGGTGGTTTACTTGGGACTGCCCCCTCAAAGTGTCTGGTTCATAATACTCCTTGGGAACGACGGAGTAACGGGCGGATAGCTCATTAATTGAGGCTGTTCTATGTCGCATATGTTGTCTTGCGATGTAGATGGGCATCTTAATGTGAAACTTGAATTCGACCATTTCGAACGGAGTCGTGTGCC